TGGTCTAATTCGCCGAGAGCTCTTCGTTCTTTAATTTGAACTTGAGCATATTTCTTTGCTTCTCTCATTAAGGTTTCTCTTGGATAGACTCTACCATTTTGATTTTTAGCTTCTGCTCTTTGTAATATTCCACTAACAACCAATCTACCATTGTTCTTGGACATAGATTCATTGATTTGTTGAGGTGTTACCTCAAATGGTATATAATCTACTAATATTTGTTTTGACATTTTAGTTATTCTCCTATTAAGTTTGGGATACCCACGCAGATCCATTATAAACATACAATTTACTGTCGCTCGTATCGTAGAATTGTGTACCAGTAAGTACATTTGTTAATGCATTTTTTGTAGCAGTAGTACCACTTCTATTTACAACTACACCATCACCACCACTATAAGTTGTATTAGGTGTTGATTTTCCCGTACTTTCATCATATGTATAATCATTCGGCATTTATATTCTCCTATTTCCAAACAGAACGCTTAAGCCATATATCACGATATACATCACTTATTACATCCTTGATTAATTTTCTAATTACATCTAAATCTTTTTTATCTAATTCTTCTTTAACAACAGAAAACCCAAATACATCTGGTTTACCGTGACCACCATCATGACCAGCTTTTTTCTTTTTCTTACCATTGGATTTTTTAAATGCGTTTGGTGTTGAATATCCATCTACATTTCCAGTAACAGTTACTTCTTCAATATCTTCACATTCACACTCACCTACACAATCACAATCTTCATTCTTGATAGATTCATTAAGATACTGTTGTATGATTTCCCTTAATTTACTTTCTGTCACTATTCTTCAACGATTTTACAAGTTCATAATAACGCATCATTTGAACAACAACTTTATCACCGACATTCTTTGTTTTACCGGTATCACAAAATTGTTCTATTGAATTAATAGCTTCTGTAAGTTTGATTTTAACTACTTTATCCTTTAATACTTTTGAATATTTTTTTAATTCAGTTTTAACTTTAGGGATTTGATTGTCTATATATTCTTTTAAAGAATTTGTATTAGAAACATTGTTTATATATGATTTCAATAAATCCTTTTGTTGACCATTCATATTAGAATACTTTTGATTAAACTTTTCAAGTAAAGTCTTATATGTAAGTATTCTTAAATCTTCATCATTCGGAAGAGCCGACATTGTTTCTGATAATTTCATTTCATTCTTTGTTGTTATATGTTCAACAAGATTGAAATATGATTCAGTCTTTTCTTCAGGTGATAATAAATTAGAATATTCAAACAACTTATATGTTGATGCATATACTTTATAATTTGGAACTTTTGATGATAAGAATTGTTGTAAATCATAACACGATTGTATTTCCTTTACAAGATTATATTTCTCTCGTTTTAGAATAGTATTATTTAATCCCACCCGTTCTTTGATTACTTCATTAATAAAATAATCAGCCTTTCTATCATCACTAAACTTTTTATTTATAATGATGTTGTATAAGGCCAACTCTTTACCTAATTCTGTATTTTCATTAAATCTTTTCTTTACAATACCAACAGCTTTACTTCCATCTATCTTATTTAAGACATCAGAAGTAATCTGCCTAAGTAAAAATTCAAACAATAAACCAGAATTTCTGATTTTTGTATGCCGTACTTTACGCATATTCATATCTCCGTTTTAATTGAGTTCCAACAATGTATAGTTTTTCATATATAAATATAAACAAATTCAGAATTATCATATATTTATTCATTTTCACCATCTTTTATTAACACATCTTCGTTTAAAATACTACAACCACTATCGTTATTAAATTTATCTTTTAATTGTTGTAATAACCCTTCAGATGCCATAATCGTAGCACCTTTTCCCGGATGTAATGGACTTCCGTGTTTAAAATTTCTTTTACCATATCGTTGTCGTTCATATTTTGTAGCATCTTTAATATCTTCAGCGCCATATTCATTTCCATATTCTTTTTTAGCAGTTCCACTTCTTCTATCACCTCCCCAATCATCCCGTCTAGCCATTTCCAAATCTTCATCACCTGAAGCACCATCTTCACCACCACCTTCAGCGGGATCTGTTCCTTCTGTTTCAATTTGTTCCATTCTAAATTTTTGTTTTTGATCTTCAACGATTCCAGCAAATATATCCCCTTTTTCGTGACTATTAAATTCAAATATATTATCATAAACCCATTCTCTTGACATTAATTTATTTTCAATCATAGTATTAGCCAAATCAACTTGTTGTGATAATAATTCCATCTTTTCTTGCATATGAATCATTGAAGGATTTTGTAATTCTAAACTAAAATTAATAAGTTCCACATCTTCAAACCCCTGTGAATATAAATGAACTATAGCTATTTTTTCTAATTCTGAACACATAATCTTTTGAATCCGTTCAATCGTTCTTGCAAATCTTACATCTTCTGCTGCTAATGTAGCTTTTGAACCCACACCTTCTTCATAACCAAGAAAAGCTTTTGGAACTTTAAGAGCCGCCATCATTTTATTTCTTAAATATTCTATATCATCAATCGCTGCATCATTTGATAATCCAGGTAATGTATCTATTTCAGTTCCACTATCACCACCACGAACTGGTAAATAGTAATCTTCAGTTGTAGATTCCATATTATATCGTAAGTTATAATCGCCTGTATTTTGGTCGATTACTGGAATCTTTTTCATCTTATTGATAATTTTATTCATAAAGTTTTCAACTTCATTTGGTGGGATATTTCCAATATCAATTTTGAATACTCTTTTTTCAGGAGCTCTCATAATTCTATGAATTAACATAGCATCTTCCATAAGAGTTAATTGTTTCCACACCCTACGAGCACCTTCTAACATAGACTTACCATATGGTAAATAATTCGTATCTGATAGATTTCTGAAATGCGCTACTTCATAGTTTTCAAGTAATTGTGCACTTTTTTGGTTTATACCACCCTCTGTTTCTACTTCAAATTGCACAAGTTTTGGTTTCGATGGATCGTGATTTTCTAATCTATTCATTTCATACCCAGATATAGGTGTTACATTTACTATACCAACTTTATCCATAATATCCAATCTTAAAAAGAAATCTCCATACTTTGTCATATTTCTAATCCAAGACCATAAATTAAATTCTACATTTAATATACCGTGAAATAAATTATGTAACACTGTGTGAACCTTGCCGTTATCTGTCTTAATTTTTAGTATTTCATTTTCTACATTATCAACCGTAGATTCATCTGAATAAATATCTAATGTGGATGATATTATTGGGTCACCATCCATTAATTCATAATCTCTAAATAGTTCTCTTCGGGCTACATCATATGCATTTCTATTTTGTGAAGCGGCATATTTTTGAGCCCAACTAGCTCCATTCATTAATCGATTATATCTATCAATAAAATTTGTCTGTAAAGCAGTTTGCGACATATTGATATCTTTAACTCTTATTTGACCATTATCAGCTTTTCTAACAATTATATTTGACTGAAATAGTTTCCCTAATCGTTGTAATATGTTTTCATTTTTTGCCATTATTAAATATTCCTATATTATCCAATTAACCAAGTGAGATCTTCCTTATCACCATTGATTTCCATTTCATATGGATTACTTTTTGGTTGACCAGAATTCCCTATACTAAAACCTTGACTATGGTCTTCTCTGTTACCATTCATATTTAACATTGAATCCATCATAGCCCATTGATGTGTGTCTTTATCTTTCTTAATTCTTAACGCTGTATCTCTAACCCATAAAGCTATTGAATATGACATCACTAAATCATCGTTGTATCCTTTCATAGCTTCTGGTTTTGAATTATGATAAATAAACACAAATAATTCTTCTATTAACCTTTCCGAATTAATATTTACCATCTTTTCACGAGTGTATTCTTCCATCTTTGCTATAATTAGTGGTCTTGTTTTTACAGTTGTTGAAAATCCAGGTACCATACTTTTATCTTGACTTCTGTATTTGTTTGACATCTGATGTTCAACATCTACTACTTGTAAATCTTTCGACATATAAAATAAATTTGGATAACCCCTATCTATAATTGTCTGTAATGTAGCCCAACCGATGTTATTATTTTCAACCACCAACAAAGCGTCATTAAATTTAGTTGCTAATTCAATTAAGAAATTTCCATAATCTGTTGTTCCTAATTGACCTTTATATTCAGCAACTTGTGTCATAGATTCTATTTCAAACACTTGCGTAGCTGAAAAGTCAGTTCCATCGCCACGAGCAACATCAGCAACCACAATGTATTCTTTTGAATAATCTGGATATTCCCACATCCAAAGATTTCTATCAAATCCTGTTTTTTCAACTGGTTCTTTAATTTGATTTTCTTTATACCACTGTAGAATCTGTGGGTCAACAACTGATTCACCAGATGTAAGAAAGTCAGCATCACATTCTTGAGCAGCTTGTGTTGGACCAAGAACTCTATCTTGTTTCTTTCTCCATATTTCATCTCGTTCAGGATGAACAGTCCAATGTAATTTAATTGTATGAAAGTCATTTGAACCATCAACAGCATCCACCCATTGTCTGTGAAACCAATTACCAACACCATTTGGTGTAGAGAGTGTAATACAATCACCACCAGTAGCTAATGTTTGTTGTGCGGCTGTCCATATTGAATCAGCATATTCGATAAATGCAGCTTCATCAAGAATAAGTAATGATAATGCTTCCGAACGACCAGCTTCCTGTGTAGCAGCTACTGCTTTTATCTGAGATCCATTTGAGAATACCAATGAAAGTTTGTTATCTTCTGTTACCTTTGTCTTTAACCATTGCGGAAGTCCGGAATACATAACACGAACTTTTGTTACGAGGTTTTTAGCAGTATCTTTGTCTTTAGCGATACATAAAATGTTTTTATCTGGATTAAATAACATCATCCATAAGGCGTATCCAGCTGAAAGAGTTGATATACCTAATTGTCTTGATTTTAGAATGATGTTATATCTATTATCTTTAAAATCATTTAACATATCCGATTGAAAGTCGTATAAATCAAACTTAATCTTACCACGTTTCGGGTGTTGAATAGTACAATACTTACGCATGAAGTGTTGTGGACTTTCCACACATTTAATATATTCCCTTTTTATAGCAGTTTTTAGATTATTAGCATTACTCATATTACTTTATTTTCCCAATTACCCATATAGGTGTTAATATTGATATAACACCAAATCCGAACCACAAATATCTATGTTCATACCATTTTGGTGTTATTTCTTTAATCAATTCATCTTTTAGTTCTAATTGATATTCAAGATTAGATATAATTACACCATCGTTTAATATAAAGATTTCATAATCTTTAATTTGACTTTCTAATACAGTCTGCATTTTTACATTGATACTATCTTTATATTCTAACTCTTGAATACCATTAAATATTTCAGTCACTTCTTCATCTGTAAAACAATATTCTACATTTGGGAATAACATACTGACTATTAATAAAACTGATATAACTTTTTTTAACATATTCATTATTTTATCATAGATTGCCGATTAGGTGCCACTGTTACACAATCACCAGTACAATGATTTGTCGGGCAATTCATTAATTGACCAGCGCATACCATATTACGACCACTATTGGTTCTATTTAACGTTCTATTTCTAACAATATTTCGTCTAACATTATTAGGTCTATTACCAAATCTCGTAGGTATTCTTCGTACTCCCCGAGGTGATTGAGCTCTACCATTTACAACTCTACTTTGTACATTTCTTCTATTAGACGGTGTAACACTTCGTCTAACATTACCGTTAACTGTCGAAGTTCTTCGTGTTGGAACTCTATTTGTCCTATTACCAGCAACTCTTTGTCGATTTGTAGGTTTTCTTCGTGTTGGAACTCTATTTGTTCTATTACCAGCAACTCTTTGTCGATTTGTAGGTTTTCTTCGCCTTGAAACCATTCTTGATGTTCTACCATATGGCATTATAGTTCTCCTATTGTTTACTTTTACGCTTTTTAGCGAAATTCTTTAAAAATTTAGCAGCATCTTTAACCGCCACATCTTTAGGTTTAAAGTTTTTCTTCTGTTTTTTCATTTCTTCAATAACCTTTTTCTTATTTTCAACAGTTTCCTTGATTGCTTCATTTTCTTCCTTCTTTTTCTTAACAATCTTTTCAGAAACCTTAACTTTACCCCTAATTTCTTTTATTTTCTTAGATTTATTCTTTGAACCCCCAAACATAGCAAATACCCCACCAAGTAAAGCAAATAATCCTAATACCCATTTAAGAATCTTCATTATTTTGAAGCCAAAGTTTTAGAAGCGTGTTCACCGACATTTCCAGCCGCATAAATACCAAATATCCATTTAGTAAAATCTGCCCAAGCCTGGAACTCAGCTTTTCCTAAAACTACAAAAAGTGTTGCTGCTAAGAAACAAACACCCGCACATATTAATTTTTTACTTGCTAAATTCATCATATTTCTCCAAATTAAGAATTTTTCTTTATTTCCATCGCCACATTTGCGTTAGCCATAGCATTTGCCACACTTTTATCAAATGTCATTTTTCGTTCTTCGTGTTGTCTATAAATATAAGATTCTAATTCATTTCTTCCACTTATCCAGTTCTGCAATTCGTGTAACCTTACCCAAAATTGCCATTTATTTCCATTTTTTCCAATTCTTTTAGATTTTAAATCGACTTCAAAATTTATTTGGCAGTGATAACACCTACTCATCCTTTTATAAGTATCTATATCAAAAGATTTCGTCAATCCCTTTTTACAATCCTCACATTGATAACTAAAAATACCTACATTAGCAGTTTTAGTTATCTTCGACTTATATCCATTCCGTTGTTCCCATTGATCACCATCCGAATCTGTCCAAATGTCACCTATCTTTCTTTCTTTCTGAACTTTACCATCATATCCAGATTGTATTTTACCCCGAC